AACGAAGGCCAAATGCCTACGCAACTTCCCGAGCCGAAAGGCTATCGCATGCTGTGCGCCATCCCTGATGTTGGCGATACGTTTGAAAATGGTCTGCTTAAAGCAGATAAGACCAAAGAGATTGAAGCAACCTCTACGGTAGTCCTGTTTGTTTTGAAAATGGGCGATATGTGCTTTAAAGACGAAAGTCGTTTCCCCACCGGACCTTGGTGTAAGGAAGGCGATTTTATTCTCACCCGAGCATATGCCGGCACCCGCATTAAGATTCATGGACGTGAGTTCCGGATTATTAACGATGATTCGGTAGAGGCCGTTGTGGATGACCCGCGTGGGTATTCACGCGCATAAGGAGAAGAGAATGGCGGGACAAGAGAATAGTATGGAAATGGTCGAATACGAGTTTCCGGACGAGCAAGAAAATGCGGCTGAAGAGGAAGTAGTCAGCCAAGACGAAGACCCTTACGAGATTGAGGACGACACCCCCGAGGAAGACCGCGGCCGCGAGCCGCTACCCCAAGAGGTAGTGGATGACCTCGAAAAAGACGAACTAAACGATTATTCCGAGCGCGTACGCACTCGTATGTCGCAGCTTAAAAAGGTTTGGCATGATGAACGCCGAGCCAAAGAAGCAACGCTGCGCGAACGAGAAGAAGCTCTGCGGGTAGCCCAGCAAATCATGGAGGAGAATAAAAAGCTCCGAGCAACGCTGTCGTCTGGCGAAGAAATGCTCATGAGCACCATGAAAGAAGCCGCCGAACGCGAGTTTGATATCGCCAAGCGTGAATATCGTGACGCATATGATGCCGGGGATACTGAAAAAGTTATTCAGGCACAAGAGCGTTTGACTAGCGCTCAAATGAAAGTACAGCAGGTTACAGGGTATAAACCCTTGTATGTTTCTAAACAAACACCTGTACAAAATGAAGAAAATGTAGTAAATACAGAATCACAACGGCCCCAAGTTCGTCAGCCGGACCATAAAGCGGTTTTGTGGCAAGAGCAAAATCCTTGGTTTGGAAGCGATGAAGAAATGACCAGCTTGGCTTTGGGGCTGCACGAAAAGCTGGTTAAAACAGGCGTAGACCCTAGGTCTGACGACTATTACCGTCGTATTAACACTACGATGCGCAAAAGATTCCCCGAGTATTTTGGGGAGAGTACGCAGGAAGAGGCTAAACCCGCTCCTCGCGCAAAGCCGTCCACAGTAGTTGCACCGGCAACGCGTAGCACCGCGCCAAAGAAGATTGTGCTAACCAAGACGCAAGTTAATCTTGCTAAAAAGCTTGGACTTACCCCGGAGCAATATGCTCGTGAACTGATTAAGATGGAGAATGCAAATGGCTGAAAATCGTCTCGCACGTGAATTGGAAACTACTGAAACCTATCGGCGTCCTGAAGCATGGAAGCCGCCCGAGCTTCTTCCGGAAATTAAGCAGCAGCCGGGTTGGTCATATCGGTGGATTCGTACAAGCATGGTGGGTCAATCTGACGCCCGCAATGTCTCCTCTAAAATGCGTGAAGGTTGGGAACCGGTCAAACTGACGGACCACCCCGAAATGCAATTCTTTGTAGACGCCGAAAGTAAGTTCAAGGACTTTATTGAAATCGGTGGACTACTTCTCTGTAAAACCCCGAAGGAGTTTGTGGACCAGCGCAACAGCCACTATGCGGCACAAGCGCAAGCCCAAACCGACGCGGTCGATAACAGCTTTATGAAAGAGAACGATGCTCGCATGCCGCTCTTCCGTGAACGCAAATCGACTACTTCCTTCGGAAAAGGCAAGTAACTTTTAATTAGGAGCAAGAATATGGCATACCCGACTGTTTCTGCCCCGTACGGCCTAAAGCCTATCAACCTCGTTGGTGGCCTGCCGTTCGCTGGTGCAACTCGTCAATTCGCCATCACTACCACTTCGGTTTCGTACGGCACCAACATTTTCAACGGTGACATCGTTACGCTTACCTCCAGCGGTACTGTGGCAAAGTCGAACATCCAAGACGAAGCTAGCCCGGTCGCCGGTCTGGTTGGCGTTTTCCTCGGCTGTTCGTACACCAACCCCTCGACCAAGCAAAAGCTGTTCTCGCAATATTGGCCGGGCCTGTCGGGCGTTACCGACGCTACCGCTTACGTTTCTGATGACCCGAACGCCCTGTACAAGGTTGTTCTGGTTGCTGGCGACGTTGAAGATAGCGCTAACGCACTCACCCCGGCTTATCTGGGTCTGACCGTTATCGGTAGCAACGTCACCGTTGTGCAAAACACCGGCTCGACCACCACTGGTAACTCGAAGATTGGTGTGTACACCCCGGGCGGCGCTGGTACTGCTAGCACCCCGATGCGCGTCATTGACGTTGTGCCGGACACCGCCAACTCGTCTGGTAACTTCACGGAGTTGGTCGTCAAGTTCAACGCCGGTTATCACTCGTATAACAACGCCACCGGCATCTAAGGAGATAAATCATGGCAATTTCTCGTGCCCAGCTACTCAAAGAACTCCTGCCCGGCCTGAACGCGCTGTTTGGTTTGGAGTACAACAAATACGGTGAAGAGCATAAAGAAATCTACGAAACCGAAACCTCGGAACGTAGCTTTGAAGAAGAAACCAAGCTGTCCGGTTTCTCGGCTGCTCCGGTCAAGAACGAAGGCGCTGCAATCGCATACGACAACGCGCAAGAAGCTTGGACCGCCCGATACAACCACGAAACCATCGCTCTTGGCTTCTCGCTGACTGAAGAAGCAGTGGAAGATAACCTGTACGACACCCTGTCGGCTCGTTATACCAAGGCTCTGGCTCGTGCTATGGCTTACACCAAGCAAGTTAAGGCTGCTAACGTTCTGAACAACGGCTTCTCGGCTACCTATCCGGGTGGTGATGGCGTCCAACTGTTCAACACCGCGCACCCGCTTGTCTCTGGTGGCACCAACAGCAACACCCCGGCCGTCGCCGCTGACCTGAACGAAACCTCGCTGGAAAACGCCGTGATTCAAATCGCTGCGTGGACTGACGAACGTGGTCTGCTGATTGCCGCTAAGCCGCGTAAGCTGATTGTTCCGCCGGCACTGATGTTCGTCGCTACCCGTTTGCTGGAAACCCAACTGCGTGTTGGCACCAACGACAACGACATCAACGCTATCCAGAACAATGGTTCGATTCCGGAAGGCTACACCGTTAACCACTTCCTGACCGACACCAACGCTTGGTTCCTGACCACGGATGTGCCGAATGGTATGAAGCATTTCGTTCGTACCCCGCTGGCTACGTCAATGGACGGAGATTTCGATACAGGGAACGTTCGCTACAAGGCTCGTGAGCGTTATTCGTTCGGCTGGTCGGACCCGCTGGGCATGTTCGGTTCGCCGGGCGCCTAAGCCTTATAAATCAACAACTTACGTTGATTGGAACCCCGCCTTGCGCGGGGTTTTTTATTGGTATATAATTCCCCGTGTCGTATTCACAGGAGCCGATATGAACTACCCAAACACACGGGCGGAAGCCAAAGCAACTGGGGCAACCCACTACTTCACAGGCAAGCCCTGTACCAGAGGACACATCGCATTACGCAAAACTAAGGGCGCGTGCGTTGAGTGCATAAAAGAAGATTGGGCAGTTGACAATGAGCGTAGAAAAGGCAAGCCCAAGTCAGAAGCTTCAAAAGCCGCAGGCAAAAGATATTATGAAAAAAACAGAGAGGCAGTCATAGCCCGCGCAGCAGCGCGCCCGCGTACGGAAATAAGAAGGTATAAGTACAAACACAAAGAGAACAACCCGGAGTATTACAAAGCTCTTACAAGCGTGCGGAAGCGCCGGCATCGCGCAGCTACGCCGCCGTGGATTACTAAAGAACAGAAACTCCAGATGCGGCAGCTTTATCTACAGGCCCAGAACCTGACCAAACTTACTGGGGAGCGGTATGTGGTAGACCACATCGTGCCCCTTATAAACGACGGCGTTTGCGGCCTGCACGTGCCTTGGAACCTACGTGTTATTACGCAAGAAGAAAACCTTGCCAAGTCCAACAAATACGATTAATATTGCACTGCAGCATTTTTTAACTCAACGGAGGTTTTTATGGATTACCAAACTGTTTTTGCCCAGTGGTCGGCTGCTTGCCGCGATATCGTTGCTACGCAATTTGGCTATGCTATGGACGCGTGGAAAAACGCCGAAACCAAGATGCAAGCTAAGCCGGACTGGATGTCGTTCTGGAAGAAGTAAGCAAAGGCCCTTCGGGGCCTTTTTATTGTTTGCTATCTACGAAGTCGTACCATTTACGAACTAAATTTTTTAAGTCTTCTACAGAAGACCCTACGTGCTTTAGTGAGCCGTTTTTTGTAATTTTTTGAATGTTTGTGACTCTCATACCGTCGTCAGTGTCGCCGGTAATTATTAAAACAAAGACCCCGGGAAGTTTGCTTAGTGCAAACAGTAGAATTTTCTGCCCTGTACTAAACGTCTCACCTTCCCGCTTCCACTCTGCAAAAAGAAACGACCCGTTTCTTTCGTAAACCATATCGATATTAGAAGGTATAAAGCGAGGGTTTTCCTCTATAGCCCCTGCAAGTTCACCAAAATCTATGTGCGGCGCGTGTCTATTACGCATTCCTAACATGACGTTCCTTTGCTGTTGACGGAGAAAAGCCATCGTAGTATAACACGAAGACCTAGGAATTTTAGCCCCACCGACTGACCTAGCAGACTTTGTAGAGACGGTGCGGCGATGTGCTACAACACGAGGAATATTATGGCTCTGTCTACTACT